AATTTACCCTAACTTTAATATTTTCATTTGCCTAATGGCTCGTTAAGAAGTTTGTTTAGCCCAACGACTATCTAACCCCTCTTCACTAGCTTTAATATAGTCTTCAGCTTCTATAGCTTTAATCATCTTTTTAAACTTAGTAAAACCATTAAAACCTAATTGGTACACCATAGACACTATCACAGATTTTCTATTTTCTGTAAGATTATTAAACCAACTATATTTATCATCTAGTAAGTTCATTATGTTATATACTCTATTTTGAACAATTGCTTCTGACTCTTTTTCAGTTATGTAAGTTAAGCCGTGACCAAAAGTAAGTATATCTCTAGTATCTAAATATGGCTTACCTTTAAACCCCTCTTCTTTTAATATTAATCTTAAAGCTGTCATTACTTGTCCATCATTTTAGTTACTTTTTCATATCCTCTACTGCCAAAATAAGCCACAGTCATAGTCACAAGTAGTGTTTGTATTACTGGTATATAAGCTTTAACTATATGTATATTACCTAAATTACCATCAAATAAAACCATGAGTGCAAATAGGACTAATACAAATATATAACTGACAGGTCGAACTAACCTAGTAATAATATGCTCATTGTCGCTAGTCCATCTTTTAGTTATCTCTTTTTCATACTCATTAGCTTTAGACTCCATATCTATTTTGAACTCTTGCATATTCTTTTTCAGTATTATTTTAGCTTTGTTTCTCTCATCATCGCTGGTAAGTAAACTATCTAAACCTTTTGACACACTATCTACAACTTCACTAACACCACTACTTAATATACTATTAAACCAACTCATATTATCTCCTATTAATTTCTTGCCATATAGAATAATAAACCTATCATTCCAGTTGCTAATGTACCTATAATACTTCTAGCTATCCAAGTAACTGTACCATCTAATTTATCAAGTCTATGTTGATTAGATTTAATATTACCTTCTAAACTAGTAGTCAATATCTCTCTTTCTTTTACTGCAATCTGCAGTGATTGGCACCCTTTACCATCTCCTCTACTCTTATATTCGTTTAGACTATCTTCTATCTCATCAACCCTTTTATGTACTCTATTTATACTGTCTTTGGTATTACCCTCTAAGTTTGTTAATTTTTCTAGTATGAGTTCTTGCTTGCTCATAGACTCAACTACCTTGTCTAATTTAGTATTACTAGCTTTAGACTCTTCCACTAAATGCACCATAGACTTTGAGATACTCTTAATAGCATAGTCATGTTCAGTTACTCTTTCTTTAAGTTTTTCCATTACGTACCCCCTAGTTTATAAATGGCACATAACCAAGTAATTTAGTAGTAGTTTTATACCACCATACCTCAATCTTCCAATACTTTCTTAAATTAGTAATCTTATAAGTATCTATATATTTATCTAGACGCATAAATTTTTTACAATTACAATCAATAACTAAACCATGCCATATACCTATACAATGCCCTATACCCTGTAATTTACAATAGTAGAGTTCTGTATCTTTAGATATTATTTTCAAATCTAATAATGTAAGTACATAAGACTCACAATCTCCTTTATACTTACCATCACTATCAGGTTTAATAATATCCCATACTTCTTTTCTATTGAATTTACTTGTATCCGTTTGATATATATAATTACTGTTAAACTGTTGTAGTGTCATAGTATTAGTATCCTATTGAATCTTTCAGTTCATTGCCTTTTGTGACACAAGAAGTAACATAAGTTTCATATTCAATTCTTTTACTATCATCTATTGCTCTTTTATTCATAGCAATCTCATCAGCAATATCATACTTCTTTGCAATTTCAGATTTAACAATTCTTCTTATATTGTTAAGTTGATCACTATCTTTTACAAGTGCTTTAAATTCATCTTTAATAATCTCTTTACAATTAATCTCTGTTGGTTGAATTGCAATAAGCTCATCAATCTTAGTTTCATAATCGCTTGCAATAGATACAACACTTGAAAACATATTTTCTCCAGTGAAACCAGTAACAACTACATCTTCACTTCCACCTCTAAACTCTAGTACTGTATGTTCGGCTTCAACCATCATATACTCTACATATTTAAACATTTTACACTCCTTATTGGTAATAATCTTAAAATTTGAAATTCAATCAATAATCTTCTAAAATAAGGGATGCTGTTAGTATCCTTTGCATGACCTATTAGAGAGATAATTGACTCAAGTTTAAATTTTTTTATAGCTTTTTTCATTTTGTACATACTGTGTTTTCTTACAAACTTTTTCTTTTTCCAGGTTCTATAACCAACAAAATTGATACCTTTTTTGATTTTCTGTATATGCCAGTGTGACAATTCTAATTTTAAATTATCTTGTACAAATTTTTCACATCTTGCTTTAAACTCTTTTGCTTCTTCAAGAGTTAATCCAATCATTACAAAATCATCTACATATCTAACATAACTTTTAACTTTCAACTCTCTTTTTATAAAATGATCCAATGGATTAAGATATATAAGTGCATATATTTGGGATAATAGATTTCCAATAGGAATACCAACATTACCATTCATCTTCGCAAACTCACACATCAAATCTACAAATCTTTTATCTTTGATTTTCTTTTCAAATAGAGTTCTTAAAATCTCTCTATTAATAGAATAAAAGAATTTTCGTATATCAAGTTTCACAAAATATAACTCTCCATCATACTTCCTCATCTGTTTTTGAGTGTAAACACTCGCTTTATGAGTTCCCCCACCTTTTCTACAAGCATAAGATGTATCTATAAAACTATTGTCAAATATGCTGTAAATAGCTTTATAGATACAATGCTGCACTACTAGATCACGAAAAGCTGGTGCATTGATAATTCTCTCTTTTGGTTCATATACTTTAAATTGACTATAAGGTCTAGGTTTATAAGTACCATCTTGAAGTTCAGCATATAACTCTTGAAGTTCAGCACCCAAATTAATTTCAAATTTTAGTGTTGCTCTTTTGTTTCTTTTACCAGTTCTTGCTGTTAAAAAAGCTTGATAAAGGTTATCAATAGTAAATGTTTTATCAAATAAAAAACCTATTCTTTTTGATCTTGATGATGTCTGATTTTCAGTTATTTTACTCAAAAGACTATCATACTCATTGATTTCGGTTATACCAGGGCAACATATCCCTTTATTTCTAGTATCAACTTTAGTTGTTTCAAGTTTAGAAATAGAGTCACGACCACCCACATTGTTGTTCGAGTTAGTACGATAATTGTTCAAATTCATAGCAAAAGCACCGGCATTAGAAGAGTTACCAAAATTACCACCGCATTGACAAGCCACCTTGTCATTTTTCATTTTGTTATGTTGCCCTATAGTTTTCATACTAAAAATTACCCTTATCTTTAAGCTTATTTATCCAAGCACCTATGATTTTACCTATCTCATCTATTATCCTTGAAATAGCTATAAATCTTTTTTGTGGAGATACTTTTATATCTTTTTTACCATCTTTAAAAGCAAAATATCCTAATTCATTTGCTAGATATATTTGCATTCTAAGTTTTTGATGAACCACATCAAGATTTACAAGTGAAGTTTTTTTATAATATCTTTTTTGGCACTCGCTTATTAAATCATAAAGTTCATAAGCAGTATTTCTAATATTATTAGAAAGTGCATATTTTTCAAATCTAGGAAAGTGATTAAGATATATATTCAATAACTTAATCATCTCCATATATTTACGATTTAATATTGCTTCAGAATGTATTGCCATTTGCTATCCGTTCGTTACCACTCACTCTTACACAAGAACAGAGGCACGACCACCCACAAGGCTGCTCGAGTAAGCACGATAATAGTACAAATTCATAGCAAAAGCACCGGCATCAGAAGAGTTACCAAAACTACCACCGCATAGACAAGCCATTTCATTTCTCCAATATCTATATACCCCATCATTACCAAATTGCGTAGTACCAGTAGCACTGTGACCAGTTGCAGTAGGAATACCAACAGCAGATTTTTTATAATCAGCACTATTAACATCTGTACT